CTGCTTTTGGTCGTCCGATTCCTTGTAGACCCTGACCGCCATAGATACTCCTTGTTTAGACTCGTAGCGACCCATCCAATAGGCCGTAGTAGAAATGCATAAACTTAATCCTGTACTTCTCCAGGTCGGCCAAATAATCAATAGCCTCTGAGTAGTCTTCAGTCCTCGGCTCTTTGTGTCCAAGTCTCTCCATCAGAACAATCGCGCCCTCTTTGGCCTCACTGTCCTTCTTCCACACGTTATCTAAATTCATTTGCTCTTCCCCACTTCGCTATCCATTGTTCTCATGAACTTCAAACCTTCTTCGGTCAGGCCATACACGGTGTAGTAACGTTGACGCAAAACGTCAGTTAACCCAAACGTCTTTCCAATCTCAAGCCCCCGGTTTATATTCCTGCTCGGTATTTTGAACTCTTTCGTCATATCTTTTTGCGTCATCCTTAGATTTTCGCCAGACATGTCGTGATGAAAAAGAATTGTTCGCATAATGTGAATGAAGTTTGAATCAACAAACCACCTGTAGGCATCTTGCCACTCTCTTTGCCACTCTCTGCTTACTTCACTCATGACACCTTCCCCTTGCGCAGCAGCTGCGCCCTCAATTCTTCAAAGTACCCAAGTTCCGGACCTGTCGCCTCGTCAGCATGTGCCTCGAACTGCTCCAGCACCTCTCGTCTTGTCTCAGTGTAACCCCTGGTCACTTTGAGGCTGCTCGAATTCGTGTATCCATTGCTCATCGTGCCATTCCTCGGTTTTCGTTTCTTCATGTTCCAGCCTCCTTGCTTGACCCTGCCAATCATCGTCCTGAGCCATCCACCCCAGTTTTGTATGCCTTTGGCCGCTTCCACTTCCCCAAGTACGTACTCGGTTTGTTCATCGCTGAGCCCGCCAGCCTTAGCGGCTGCTTTGATTTCATCCTGGTCACCCTTTGCGACCTTGTCTGCGTCAATATGTCGACTTGATTTGGTTACCTTGGTTTCTTTTTCTTCTCGTTTAGGTAAATCCTGACATACATCTTGTGCGTCATGGTCCTCGTCGCACATGTATGTATTAGTTTCTTCGGAGAAGAAGTTAGGATTGTTGAACTTTGAGTTCATTAAGTCGCGCCACTCAGCAAATCCAGCCAGTGTATAGCGCTTGGGAGGCGTTTTTTCTCTTGAGATATTCTTGTATGAGCCCGGCTGCTTAAATAGAAAGCCTTCGTCCGTTAACCTCTTCAGGTTCCGGTAAACGGTTACCTTACACATCTTGATTTTTATTTTGGCGTGGATGGCCTCAACGGAAGGGCTGCCAACCCCGTCGACATCTGTAAGAAAGGTAATTGCTTCGAGGATTGCGCTCATGTATGGGTTAAAGCAGTTCTTGCTACTTAAGTCGGTTAGCCACTTTCGCTTATCTGCGCTTGATTGCTCCCACTCATCAACCAAATGTCTGTCCGTCTTATATTCTTCCTTTTCCCTGTAGACGGGCGAATATACACCATTGTCGACTTGAGTACGATTTGTAACTATTTTCGTATTTTCGTCGATATGCGGTTGAATGGCGCGATCGGAAGGGGTATTATGCCTGGGCATTCAAATGCTCCTTGTGAACAGTGGTTTTAAAATTTCTGCTATTCCTTGGCGTTAAGATACTTCTTGTGAACGGTGGTTTTAAAATTTCTGCTATTCCTTGTATGACTGTGTTGTTTGCTAGATAAGATTTGTTGCTTGCTCGCATATAAATTCTTATTAAAAAGCTTTGGGTCCTCGCGGCCCTTGTTGTCTGCCCTGGCTCTTTTGTCAGGGTACGACACACTTTACCTGCGTCTCTCATTGATATCCCTCTTTCATTTTTAAATTGCTGTTCCATTGCGCGGCTCCTTTGCATCCATTAATCCAGTTAACTGTGTCGAAAACTACCGACAGCCATCTATATTCCGGGTTTTAACCTCTGCGTGCAAGCTCAAACGCCATGGGGAGAAGCACCTATGGGAAATTTTTTGTGCCTGTGTTTTTTGTTGGTGACAATTTACGTCACAAAGTGACGCTCTACGTCACAATGTGACAATTTACGTCACAATGTGACAATTTACGTCACTCAGTCAGAGAATTGCCTGGCACAATAAGATGAGAGTTGCACAACACACAATCTGCGCGCTATGTTGGTTCTTCGTGATTCCTTTCACGAGCTTTCCTGCCTGGGGGCGGATTGATTCCCCGCCCTCGATTTATATAAGATTGTCGAGCGTGGCAGCTGGCCCTGTTGCACTCTCAAGACAACAAAGTTAAGATGCCCTTGTTCGCAATTCAACTAACCGAAAGGTTATAGAGCGGGACTTTCTAGCGATGGGCCTTGCGAACACTTAACCCTGGCCCATGCCGGGGTTTTTTATGTCTAAAATATTCTCGCCAAAACCAGTCAACCGCTGGTAAAATAGAATAGTTGCGGCGCAGTATAGCAACGACTCCTTTAAGGAATCTGGAGGCGCCCATGCTTTTATTCGAGCTTATCCTTAACCTCTTAAAGAAATGCTTCTCGTGCTGCTGCACAGAAGTAGAGCAGCCTGAACAACCACAACCCCTAGCGCACAATACGCACAATACGCAGAATGCGAACATTCGTGGCGACGAAGACGGCAATCACCATAACAACCACACTTACAATGTGAGCGGAGACGGTCGCGTCTACATCTTTAGCCAGACCGGAGGCAGGAGACCTGACGACGAGCTCCAGCCAACTGTCATACGCGCGCTCACCTATAAATAGAAAGCTAAATGTACAGCGTGTTGACACGCCTTGTGCGCCTGTGTACCATACACTCTTGTTTGTGTCCCATCGCTAAATAGGAGTCCGTATGAACAATAATGATGTAAATGAATGGGGGGTTGAAGAAACCCCCTCACACTTAAAGACCGGCTTTAAGATTTTCGTAATGCTTATAGCCTATGTGGTGGCGTGCGCTATCCCCCCTCTTTTTTCGCTCATTCTCTTCGGGTTCCTTTATGTTGTATCCAAAAAAAGAGAAGGAGCGGTCAGTCGTGACGATAAAGAAAGTAATCAGCCCCAGTAAGGAGTGCGCTATGGATGAGAGAGATTTTAATGTTCGTCATTTCAGCGCAGAGATGGCCGACATGCTAGACGAGGACCCAGAGATGCTTCATTCAAACTACAGCGAGCTTAAGAAGGATGACCAGCTCATTGTGTTTGAAGCGTTCTACGAGTGCATGTCAGAAGAATTTAGGATTGAGTCTATCGTTAAGTGCGAGGGCTTAAGTCTGATGTCTCGCGTTCTCTTTGAGGCCGGCACGGACGATATGAATGATGCGGCTGATGTTCTAAGGGAAGAGCTGTTTAAGTACTTAAGTATCTGCGTGGCAGAGCAGTACGAGCAGTATATTGAGTATTTTAGATTAGTAACAAGGACACATTAAATGATTGAAGGACAGCTCAACATAAAGCTATTCAACCTGAAGACCTGCGCGCTCCTCTCTAACTGGGGTGAGCCGATTATCACGGACTACAGGGCGCTAACTGAAGAGAAAAAGGAAGATGTGTACCAAGCTTTCTTTGCCTGCATTAACCATGATGGTTTCTATGGCATCATCCAGCTGCTCTTGCCGACAGCAGAGATGCAGCACGAGTACGCAGAGAGAGTCTTCGCGAAAGACATAGAGATAATCAAAGAAGTTAAGATTAAGATACGAAACTATTTGCAGTCACACGTGGGTGGGGCGTATGCAAACCTTATAAAGACCGCGACAGAGTCAGATGAAATTAAACTTGGATTGGACGCACGATAGCTGTACAATACAAACGTAAACAACGCAGGTAATAAAATGGAAAACAGGGTTAAATCAAAACGCATCACAATTCGAATGACGCCAGAGGCAAAGGAAAGTCTTGATGCTGCCGCTAAAGCTGAGGTGCGATCGGTAACTAATTTTATCGAATCGCTCGTGCATCAGCACTGTCATAGAAAAAAGGCAAAGGCCAAGAGAGAGACAAATGAAACGAAGTGAATCAATTAAAGAAATTAGCGTGGCCATGGCGCTATTTCTTGGTGAAGTAGAGAACACCAGCAAAGATAAAGAAGGCTACGGCTACAAGTATGCCGACCTTGGCCAGCTCCTATCTTTGTGTAGGCCGTTGCTGTCCAGAAATAAGCTGGCAATATTCCAGTCTGTCGAGAACCCAGAGGGTAACGAAGACCGATGTTGCGTCCACACTCTGCTGTCACACGAAAGCGGCGAGTGGATAGAGACTCAGCTCTCAATGCCGGTCTTTGCAGGAAAGGGTATGAACTCTGCCCAGTGCATGGGGTCTGTTGCGACTTATGCTCGTCGCTATGCACTGTCGGCCATGCTTGGCATTACCCAAGAAGATGACGATGGTCGCTCCGGCGGAAGCAAGCCGCAAGAGGCTATCCGTCAAGCGCCAAGACTCATTGCTGCGTCACAAGTGAAAGAGCTTGAGCGCCTTATCGACTTAGCGGGCCTAGAGCCGGAGGTGGTGACTAACAGTCTCAACCTGAAAGCCCTACCTGAAATCGCGGTCGACCAGTATTCGTCCGTTGTCAGACGACTTAATGCCGCAATGAAGAAAAGAGAGGTTGAAGAATGAAAGTTATAGAGTGCGAACAGCGTAGCCCGGAGTGGTACAAGATTAGAGCTGGCATTGTAACCGCAAGCAACGCCCACCGACTGCTCACGCCCGTAAAGATGCGAACCTACATGCTTGAGCTTTTAGGTGAGCGATTGATTGGGGCCACAACTGAAACACCGGTGTCCGCTGCAATGCAGTGGGGCATCGACTATGAAGATGACGCGCTTGAGTGGTATTCAAAGGCGCTAAATGTCGACGTTCAAAAGGTCGGGTTTGTCTTCCACAACAGTATGAAATATGCCGGGTGCTCTCCTGACGGCTTGTGTTCAACAGATGGGTTGGTCGAGGTGAAGTGTCCGTCAACACACAATCACCTGCTTCATATCTCGTCCAGCGTTCCGCCTAATTATATTGCCCAGATGCAGTTTCAGATGTGGATTACAGATAGAGAGTGGTGCGATTTCGTGTCATATGACCCACGCATGCCTGACTTTGCTAGAGGCATATGTATTCGCGTTGAAAGAGACGAGAACATGATGTTTAAATTTGAGAGCGGTGTTAGGTCTATCAACAACAGCATCACAGAGTTCTCTCGCAAGTATTTTGGTTCATCGCTTTAAGGAAGATAATGAGCAACACATCGATACTGCTTACACTCGCAGAGATTACGGACTTCGTAAAAGAGTGTTTAAAGGATAAAGACTTCGTTGGTATTAACGTTGTCGTCTCAAAACATCCCGGGCGCTCTTATGTGCTCGGAAAGACGTTCGACAGCCTCAAAGCAAAATACATTTTAAAGGTGCAGATGGACTATACTGATCCAATTCAGCGCCCCCTTATCGCCAATGCGGTTCACAAGGGGATGTACGGCACAGAGATGTCGCCTGAAGAGATGGAAGATGAGATGGTTTGTAAGTCCAGTGACGATTAAGGAGATTGTAGATGAAGCAAGACATAGAACATAAGATAACACCATGTAAAGAATGCAAAGCAGGAAAGCACACATTCATCCCAGCTGAGTGGAAAGTAAAGCCAACGAGCCAGACCTGCACATTGTTTGTGTGCCAGCACTGCCTAATGCCGGCAGACCAGGCAGACCGCGAGGTCATGGGTTGCCTTCATGGTGAAGAAGTTAAAGCAAAGAAACTTAAAGAAGAGGTTCCTGCTAAGGCGTAAACGATGCATAGCGCTTAGCAAGTCCGAACTTGTGTTGGTCCTCACTCTCAAAGTGCCCCATCGCAAAATAACCGAACTGGTCTACACTGTGGCTCGCCCAGTTGTGGACCGGCTTAGGTTTTGACCCTTTTCCGGAGGCCCCATCTGTGTGCGTATAGGTCGAATGATACTCTTGAAGAGACCTAACCAGCTTCTGGCATCTGTCCGCATGAAACCAAGTTGTCTTTAGAAGCATTCGAATCGCTTGGATTCTCTCCATCACCCTATGATTACTCACAATCCTCGGAACAATGCCCGCTTTTCGTAGTATCTCAATGCGCGTGCGACCACTTCCCCACTCTTTCACTCTGACATCATGCGGCAGGTAGTGTTTACCCCAACGCTTAAAGCCAAGTCTTCGTTGCGCATTAAGCAGCTCAACTGCCCACTCATCCGCGCCCTTGCCCGTACCCTCAAGGTGGTCAATGCATCGTATCGAGCCATCAGGAAACCTCTGAAATAAACCAATACTGGTCGAGTCGGTGACCCCTATATCCCAAGACGTATGGACAGGTTGCTCAGGTAAGATGTCAAACCGACAAATGCGTCCAGATTCTTTACACTTTATCATCTCATCGGAGAAGTAAGCGCCCTCAATAGCCGCCTCCCAACTGCAAAAGTACTCTTGCAGATAAAGCGGCATCGGCATGCCCGAAGCAAGCTCCTCTTCTAGCATTTCTTTAGAGATGACCGGCGTGCCATCTTCGTAAGTGGTGTCATCCGCAGTTAGGAGGATGGTTGACCAACCAGGGTTGTTTTCGTTCTTCTGAAACATCTCATAGAAGTGATTGTGACCACGCGGCGTGCCAATGAAGACAGCCCAACCATCATTCTCTGCCAAAATAGGACGCAGGAACTGCCAAGCATCGGGGTCGGTTGACTGCATTTCAGAGAAAACTACACCCAAAGGGTTTGAGCCTATCAAGGCCTCATAGTTATCTGCGCCAGTAATCTTAATGATAGAGCCGTTGACCAGGGTGATGGACATGGTCGAGTTGTTAATGCTTTTAACCAGCTGCTTGGGAATAAAATCGAGGAACGTAGAGCCTGACTTGCCGCGCCCACGCCAGATAACCGTGGATGCCTGGCCAATCTTGGGGAGCAAATGTAAGTAGAGTCCTGGGCGCTGAATGGCCCGCATCCAAAGCATGTTGAATGAGATGGTGTCTTTACCGAAGCGACGGTGCGCAACGATAATCATCCGGTCCTTATGTTCCACGAGGAACTTTCGCAAGATAGGTCGCTGATAAGGCCTTGCGACAAAAAGCGGCTTAATTATGTGCATTACGCCTCAGGAGAGTCTGGGCTTATGTCTATCTTACCATTCATTGACCCGTCTTCAAGGCCAAAAAGCTGCTCAATCATATCTTCTGCAATCGCTTCCGAGTATTCCTCGACCGGAGAGTCGGGCTGGCCTGTTAAGTGCTTGGCACCAAAGCATGTACCTAATGCCAAAAGGATTGCGCCAATTATAATTGTCATTCCCATATCATTTAACCTCATGTGCTGCCCCCTCAAAGTGATGCTGTTGTATTTTTACAGGCCCCACGCTAAACTAGTTCTATGCCTGTAATACTTACATGTCAAAACTGTAGCTTAGACTATAGCGTAAAACCATCAAAAAGAGCCAGGTCAAAATATTGCTCGCGATATTGTCACGCAAAAAAAACAATTGCCGTCGAAAGCAAGAAAGAAAAAAAATGCAAAGAGTGCGGGAGTATCTTTTCTAGGAGGGCAAGCATTGCTAGTGTGAGGATATTTTGCTCAGTAAAGTGCGCTAAGGTTAGCTGGGGTAGGTCCTACTCAAAAAAAGGGGAGGACCACTCCAGGTATGTAAACGGATCTGGGGTCTACAGGGCGAAGGCTATTGACCATTACGGGCCCAGCTGCAGCAAGTGTGGCTCCTCTGAGCATGTCGAGGTTCATCACGTGGACAAAGACAGAGGCAATAACGAAATTGAGAACCTAGAGGTTCTATGTAGGAAGTGCCACCACAAAGAGCACTCCATATTTAACTTGAATGGTTGCCTGTGTTGCGGAGAGACCGTTAAAAGGCACAACAATAAATATTGCTCAAGAAGCTGTTTTGCTCGAAGCATGAGAAAAACAACAAGCTAGTTTTTAGGCTTTCAATTTACCCCGCCTCAAAGTGACTCCACTGGAGCTTAAAGTGCTCTACAGTGCCAGCGCCAAGCTCGCTATTGTAAATCGATTTCCAGTAGCTAGCTAACCCATCAACATCGCCCGCACTAGGCAGCGGTTCCGGCCTCATCCAATATTTTACTCTTGCTATGAGGGTTGCAAGTCGCATATCCCAGGCAAGCACTTCCGCTCTTGGAAATGAGCTCATCTCGCAGGCAATGAGGATAAGGGCCATCAAATGCTCATTGCCTGCTAAATAACGAATAATGTCATGGTAGCTAGCTTGCTCAATCTGAAAGAACGACAAGGCAGGACCTCCTCCAGCTTGTGCCACGGTCCGAAGGCCGCTTTCAGCATACGCAGTCCCCATGAGCAAGTCTTCGGCCGACTCACTCCAGAGACCGGCGTCTTTTAGTGCCGGCCGAACTATCTGCTCTCTAAATGCCCATCCTTGCATGCAGTCTCCCTTTAAATATCCCTATGTTAAGTAACGAATAATTACGACTCCCGAACCACCCGCGCTGCCGCTGAGTATTGTACCCGATGGAGCATAAGCGCCACCGCCACCACCGCCCGTGTTGGCAGTCGCCGCTGATGGAAGGTATCCACCTGCCGCGCCACCGCCTAGACCGCCTGCGCCACCGCCGGAGCCGGAACCCCCGCGCGAGCCACCACCGCCACCAGCGCGATAAACGCTCGAGCCACTGATGGATGATGCGGTGCCGTTACCGCCCGGTCCCCCGGTCGCCGCGCTTACCGCGTTTGACCCGGCTGCGCCTGCGCCGCCGCCACCACCTGATGCACCTTCATTCGTATCCCAACCGCTACCACCATTATTACCTTGGCCGGACGTGCCTGAGCCACCCGCGCCATTATAGCCGCGGCCACCGCCTGAGCCACCGGTTGATGGGGCAGTGTTTCTGTATGTACCGCCACCGCCACCAAGTGATGTGGCAGAGTTAAAGCTTGAGTTGCCGCCATTATTCCCGTTTGATAAACTCCCGCCGGCCGTTCCGCCTGCGCCAATAACAACTGAAAACGCGCCGGTTCCAATCGTTACGCCAGAAAAGGCTCGGTAACCGCCCGCGCCACCGCCACCACCGCCAGATTGGTTAGCCGCACCACCTCCAGCACCACCGCCAGCAACAATAAGGTAATCGATGTCGCCACCAGTCGTTACGGTAAAGGTCCCGCTCGAGTTAAACGTGTGGATTGTGTACAGGCCAGACGTTGTGACTGTACCGCCCGTCGCCGAAACGGGGGCGGCCCCCGCAGGGGCTAAGTATGGGTTAATAATAAATGTCATTACGCGCGTGTCCCTATCAATGTCACCTTCAGTCCTGCACCGGCAATCGTTGACCCAATTTGCGTGATATCTACCGTAATTTCGGAGTCATCAGCAAGGTTTGAGTCTGTGATTGTAGCGGCAGATGCGGCTGTTGTTGATGTTTTCTCTCCGGCATCAATGCTCAGCTTAGTGCCTAGAACACTTGTTCCGTTTTCAAAGATATCAACGATGAATGTTGAGCCAGTAGGGGCCGTCGTTAGGCTTGAGCGAACACCTGTTAAGGTCATCGCGTGCGGCAATCTAAACGTCACCCTATCCGTGCTCACAGTTAACGCTGTTGTCTCGTCGCTGCACGCAGCAATAAACTCAACTGGCAGCGCGGTGAATGTCGGAAGTGCGGCAGCGCCATTACTAAGAAGGGCTTGACCCGCTGTTCCAACGCTTGCAATAGACTGGTGCGCACCTGTCGCAGTCGTGCCACCACAAAGAACGCCGTATGCCGTAGCGGTTGACCGTCCAGTACCACCGTCAGCAACAACGACATCCGTTCCACCTGGGCCGTAATAGTCTGTACCCTCAGCGGCAATACTTAGAACACCCGTTGTCGTAGTGTTTTTCACGATACCCGTTGCTAGAACACTTAAAGCTTGCTCAGCACTTAGGCCGGCGCTTGGCGTTTGAGTGATGTAAGTCGCATCAGTCGGAGCGCCACTTGCCGCATCCGCATAAGCCGTTGTCGCAAGTTTTGTAGAGTTGTCGCTTGCAGCCTGAGTCACACCAGTTACGTCGCCAGATAACGAACATGTTGGTGTGTTATTCGCTGTCATCGTAATGAAGTCAGTCCAAGACGCACCATCAACATCGCGAGCACCTAACACTAATGTGTCGGCAGCGGTATCACCCGTTCGAAGAGTCGCGCCATAGATGTTGTTCCAACGAAGCGCCTCTGTTCCCAAGTCATCCGTTACATCTGTGTCAGATGTGAGTGATGTGTTAATCGCAACAGCGGCAAGATTGCTTAATGCTTGGTCCGCACCGCCAGCAGCAGCGGCAGCATCCGCATAAGCAGTTGTCGCAAGCTTCGTTGAGTTATCAGCAGGAGCCTGAGTTGTGCTTGTTATGTCCCCGGATAAAACACATGTTGGTGTGTTGTTAGCGGTTAAGGTAACGAAGCTCGTCCAAGACGCGCCATCAACATCGCGAGCGCCAATCACTAAGGTATCTGCGGCTGTATCACCCGTTCTAAGTGTTGCACCGTAGATATTGTTCCAGCGAAGGGCCTCTGTACCGATGTCATCTGTCACATCTGTATCAGAGATGAGGCTTGTATTGATGGCAACTGAAGCAAGGTTGCTAAGCGCTGTATTCGCGCCAGACGCAGCAGCGGCAGCATCTGCATACGCTGTTGTTGCAATTTTGGTGGAATTGTCAGAAGCGGCCTGAGTTGTGCTTGTAACATCGCCAGACAAAACACATGTTGGTGTGTTATTGGCTGTCATCGTTAAGAAGTTTGTCCAGGAGGATCCATCAACATCCCGCGCAGACAAGGTTAATGTGTCGGCAGCAGTGTCGCCAGTTCTTAATGTTGCGCCGTAGATGTTATTCCATCTGATAGCTTCTGTGCCCAAATCATCGGTAATGTCTGCGTCCGATGTAAGCGAGGTATTAATCGCGACAGCAGCAAGGTTGCTTAACGCTGTATTTGCGACACCCGCAGCAAGGTCGGCAATCGACTGAGCCGTAACCGTTTTAATGTTATCCGCATCATCAGCGTCCTGAATGACCACCTTATCTGCGCTTGCAACGGTTGCAGTCGCAATCGTCGCGCCAGAAATAAGATTAATCAAAGCGTTTTGTTGGTCACTTGCGCCAGTCCCGCCATCTGCAACTGGAACATCCGTTCCGCCTGCGCGGTACATGAGATTGCCCTCGATATTCACGTCGCCAGCAGATGCGCGCGATAATGTTGTGTCTGCTGCGGCGCCAAGTTCAATAGTGCCCGTGGTCAGGGGATTGGAAGTCCCAAGACTTAAGCCATGAGTAGACGCAAACACATCCTCGCTCTCGTCCCAAGAAAGAGTTGGCGCTCCAGTTACGCCAACGGTGATAAGGTCGGCATCTGTGTCGGAGCCTGGAGCCACGTCCATGCCGTTGCCCGCTGTTCCAAGAGAGGTCAACCCTGTTGCTGTCCCCCCGGTCACCGCAATGCTTGCAGAGTCCTGAACCGACATCGTCCCAGCACTTGTATTCGCAAAGAATAATCCAACCGTTGTCGTTGTCGCAATCATCAGCGGCGCAATAACGTTAGGTGATACAGGCTGAACCGATGTCAAAGCGCCAGGGGTTACTGGGTCAAGATACAAAAGGTCGCCAGCGGTTAAGCCTGTAAGCCCAGAGACCTCACCGTTTTGCGTTAAGGTGAAAGTGTTCGCGTTCACAACTTCGTTAATCATGCCGGCAACTTCAGCATTTGCAGCAGAGTCGGCTTGCGCTAGGACATAGTCAACACCATCAAAACGAAGAACATTACCAACAGATAGTCCGTGTGCCGCTTGCGTCACTGTAATTGTTGAGCTTGAATTGTCCGTGACCATATTCTTCCACGAGCCTTGAACATAAGCTTCAAGCTCTGTGCTGGTAGAGTTGTACCGGAACATTCCCTCAACTGGAGCACCAGGTCGTTGGCCTGCTGTGCCAGAGACTGCTGTAGCTGAGCCTGTACCTGGAAGGACTGGGTTGTCAGCAAGGCCAAAAGTTGGGTTGCCCGCAATGCCGTCACCGTCTGTGACAGTAATTTCATTTGCTGTGCCTGCTGTTGAGCGAACGATGACCGTTCCTGCATTGTTTACCATCACGCCATTGGCAAGAGCTGACAATACTTGCGCTGCTGGGAATCTAATGCTTGCAGTGCCGATAACAAAGTCGACAGTGCTCGATAGCAACGCGTCATCCACGCTTGTCGCCACGACGTTATCTGGAGAGTCACACGCGTTACCTTGCCCTGTCCAGAAGTAGTTTTCATTCAGGATAGGAAGCTTAAGATTGCCATCGCGAACGCCTGGCCCAATGCTTTCGTTGTCATTGTATCGAATCGAAACCTGGTCTTGGATGGTTTCAATCTGCTTGTCGTACATGACGTTATCATTGAAATCATTATTCAGGTCTTCTTTGCGAAGAGATGATGACTGGTCGTAGATAGAGTTTCTATCAATCGTTTTGTCGCCAACAATCGTAACGATGTCGCTCAGCGTTGCGCCAACTACCAATGTAATTGTTCCGCCGTTCGCTGTGTTCGCGCCGGAGACGGTATAATCTGTTGTCAGTGTCAGCAAATCTGTCGCATCCGCTGGGGTCGAGCCGGCTGCACGCTTGTATACTTTTAAATCTGCATCTTCCTTGATTGGGAAGGTGTAGGAGAATACCGTTTGCCCGCCAGTTGCAGTGTATTGAACACGAGTCGGCGTGCTGTTTATCTTAATGTTAGCCATTTAATCGGACTCCTCAAAGCCTAAACCCAAGGCTACCTTTTTGGTAACCAACCTATTTAAATTATATAGATAGAAGAGATTCTGATATGGCATCAGCCTTCTAACCTTCTCGGCATCCTTAGTATCCAAAGCCTCGTAATCATCGCCAAATGCGACATTGCCCGACTTGTTCATCAAGAATAAAATATCTTCTACTGCCCCGCCTGTCGGTCCTGCAAGTGCACCCCAAATACCGCGAGAGTGGTATCGTGTAGAGCCCGTTCCGCCAACGGCCTTGTTCGCAAGATTGAATCCTTCCATGTAAACGCCAAGAATACCGCTTCTATCTATCGCTTCCTGCGAAAGCTTGCCCCAGGATAGGTCGACCTCTTCATCTGGCCGTCTTACCTTGGAGGAGATCGTATAGCTAAGCGCCCCCATAAACAGCGTTGCCACTGTTCCCATATAGAAGTTTGCATCGTTTCTAGAAAGCCCGGCAAGCAACACTCTATTAGTTGAGGCGAACAGGAATGACTTGAACTGAAGCATTAGCTGCCCAATCAGTGTGTGTGATGCAAGCGGCTTGTCACCCATACCAGGCACAATCGCGGTAAAATCTATCTCGGACACAATCGAGCCGCTGAATTGCTCCCACGCCTTGGCCACATCTGGGTCGTTCACGTTCCAGTCGCCATGGTTTGTGTAGTAGGAGCCACCCTCAACGCCGCCGGTCTTTTTGAATTCCCGGTAAATTGTTCTGTAGCTAGACTCATCTATCCCAAGATTATTTAGACGAATGCGCTCTTGTCTCGACATCTTGCCTGTATTCGCCCATCTATCAATAGCTCTCAATGTTCTTGAAATCGACATACTGCCCGCAATCTCTTGCATCATGTCATTCCACTGGTTCATTAGGGTTGCGTTGCCAAATGTTGAGCCTGCCAAGTCGAGGCCCCTGGTAAACGCGCCTTCTTCTAAGGCTGTCCCTTCGTGGTCAAGCATGCTTTTTAAGCGCTGACCCCTTACGGTTTCAATAGTTTTTCCTAGGTCTTTTAAAAGGCTAAGGTTTTCATTGTTGACCTTCATGCCGGACATGCGTCTTAAAATTGGCGACATGCCTTCACGCATAAATGATAGTGGGCCGTGCTTCATGACATGGTAGCCAACATCAGAAATACTGGTAATGGTCATAAACCCAAGCAGTCTGACAAAGTTGTATGTCTTGATGTTTTTCGCAATCGTCGCGCCTGCATTGTCCATGGTGTTTGGACCTCTGCCATAGATACCTTGCATCAGCTCAAGCGACGCAATCATGTCTGACTTATTCTTCTCGTATTGCTTTTCAATCTTTGCACTTTCTTTGGCGCTTTTGCCTTGTTTTGCAATCTCTAAATCGTTTGTTAAGTCTTCTAGGAACTGCGTGGTCAACTCATTTAAGTTTGGCGTTTCAAGTGACGCTTCTCTTTCGTTGATTTCAGCAAGCTCTCTAATAATGGATGGCTTTTCTTCAGTGGATGCCTTGCTTAGGCGCACCTCAAGCTGCTCTTTTTTAATCTGCAAATCTTGCAGCTTGCTTTGAACACGGCCAGGACTGACATTGCGCCGGGCGAACTTATTTAGCTCAATCGTGGGTATCATTGCTTTTGAGTAAAGACTTGAAACCTTGCTCGCGCTGTTAATTAGCCAATCTTCAATCATCTCATCTGGGATTAAAAAGCTTCTGTTGTGCAGCGGTTTTGACTTCCCGCCCGAAAACATCCGCAGTAGTGGGTTTCTCAAATGCGAATCATTTCTGCCCAAGATATTGGAAATCGTGTTATCAATGATAGCCTCTAAGTGCGCCTCATCATCTATAATTTTTCGAATATTCCCATCCGTGTCACGCAAATCAAATGGCACCGCATCTTCCAGGCTCTTTTGCTGGTTCTTTAAGTTTGCTTCAGCCGTCTCAAGCGTTTCTCTGCGCCGCAAACTGGCAAGCTTCTTGTTTTCAGCCTCAGTCCTTTTTGATAATCGCTCAAGCCTTTTCATTTCGGCCTGGTTTATCTTGGCAACCGTAACAGCCCTCTTTGCAGTTGTTACCTGGGTGTTTAGGGCTTTAAGGGTCGGTTGAAAGGCTTTTAGCTCTTCGTTTTTCGAGACAAAGTAAGGTCGTATGGCTGATTTGAATGCCGGAACATTTTCCTTAATAGCCTGTCGGTTATAAACCCGTGTCAAATAACTGATAGCTGTTTGCTGCGTGACGTTTTCAGGTAAAAGGCCCAGGTTTATCGCCTCATCTTTTAATGGGTCAAACACCTTTTTCCTCAAAAGCTCAGCAGCTTGCTGGACAGCGGGGTTGGCACTTTCATCGCCGCGGCGCAAAGCCTTGCCGACTTGCGCATCAAACTCATCGAATCCAAGGCCTTGTCTTGAGGCAATACCTCTGACGGCTTTAAAGGGCCCGCGTTCAATGCCGGCTTGCTGATAAAATATATCTTGATAGTCAGAGAATGCTTTCTCAATCTTGCCATATTGAAGCTTCATCAGCCTTTCAACGTTAACGGGGGCGGCCTCGTTCCCGCTCTCTGGCAAGTGCTTGTTAAGGACGATATTATGATCGTAAATCAGGTTCGCAAAGTTCCTAGCAGACTCGAACTCAGACCCCATAAGGCGATTCATTGGTGTTAGGTTCTCGCCTAGCTTCCCAACAAACTTGGCCATGCCTGCCATCTGGTCGCTTTGTCTCAAATAGTCTGGGTCTACTTTTGCGGCTGACAAGTCCTGTGATTTAGGCGCACCATAGCCATTGGCCAGCGTGTCAACCACCTCTGCTCGTGCGGTTCGACCTATAGGGCCACCCATTACAGCGCCACCCACGCCGCCCATTACTGCGCCAACTGTTGCCGCAGCAAGTACATTAAATAAAGACTCTTCTACCGTTCTTAACTTTTGCGTTGGAACCAAAGCAGCCTCCTGCACCGCTTGGGATGCAGCAGATGCAAGGCTTATCGAGGCTGCGCTGCGAAGAGCGGAGTAGCCAGCTTTGGCGGACTTATAAATCGCACCGCCAGGAAGCAATATTGTTGGGTCTACAATATTTACCAAGATCCCCAAAGCAAAAGAGCTTGTCGGGTGGTTCGCCATATTCTCTCTATCGTTAATCTCTTTTCTTATTTTGTCGGCAATATCACTGACGTCTTCAAGGCTTTTTGAGGCAACAAATTGATCTCGATAAGATTGCATGTCTTCTGGCACGTTATCAAAGTAGTCAAAGTCCGGGACTGCTTCATTTGCCTTGAGCTTTCGCCCCAGCGCTTTATCCTCAGCAAAAGACCCAAATATGTTTTCTTGTCGCCATACCGAGCCGCTTAGACTCAAGGCAACCGTCTGGTCATACTGAAAGCGAGGGTTAATCGTATCAGCTGGTGACGAGTCAAGCAGGCTCGGGCCAAACTCTTTAACGTCGATGACATCACTCATTTTCACCTCTTGCCTTTACGCGCCCCTTTATTTGCTCGGACCTTTCCCTCACAAACTCTTTCTTTTTCATGCCTCTTTCAATTTCGCGCATTGTGCCGCCAGGAACAAAGTTGTCCATGATGAAGCTTCTTGGGTTTTCTAAGTCAAATATTGCACCAGCCTCTTTCTTTGAGACTTCATCAATGGTCTTATTTGTCATCTCTTCAGCGACAGACGGCAAGAACTCTTCGAATGGCACCACGGCGAATTCGGCCACACCGCGAGGATTAAATCTGTCAGGCACAGGCTGCGTAATACCAAAATCATCTTTGTAGTACAGGCCGTATGTCACGCGCTCATTGTTTCGAGACATGGTGGAGGCATCAGATTGAATAAAGACTTGCCTTTTTGTGCCGTCAATAACCAGCGATGGGACACGCCTTGTGGCTCTAGCGAGCGCACCTGTAATACCGGAAGTGCCCGCACGCTCTGTACCAACAAACGAGACCAAAGGTGTTGTCATTAGCTGTTCTTGTGAAACACTATCAGGAATTCGGTTACCTTCTTCGCCCCACTGGACCTGAACGCCCCCAGTGCTGCCGACATTTATCTCTCTGGAGAGCCGATTGGCCTCCCCTACAAGGGCCTGAATATCCTGCTGGCTTGCATCTGGGTTTTGCCTTAGCTCTATCAGCTGATTTGTGACCGCCTCAAGCGCCTGCCTGTTCTCGTCAACCTGACCCGCAAGCGCCTGCGCTCTCTCATAGTTGTTGGCCACTTGATTGACGGCCATGGCCACCTGGTTGTCGAACCAAACACCTTCGGTTGACAGGGCAACGGTCTTCTCTGGCGGGTACCACATTAACTGATTGTCATCGGCGTATTTGCTCTTGCCTACAATATTAGTCATTTGGCGCTTCGTAAACTCTTGAGCCTCAGAAAGTGTGCCCATTTCCATAGAGTTAATTCTAAGTAGGTCGCTGTACGCTTTAAATATTTCAGGGTTATTGCTCGCGTCACCATCCAAGTCTTGCTTAAAGCTTCTTTTTAGGTTCTTCGCGCCTTTGGTCCCGCTATAGTTGTTCTTGAAGTTCGTCAAGCGTGACTGCCTGGTAAAGTCGTCGACTTCTAATATGTTCTTCTTGGAACGTTCCATTGCGAACTCAGGGGCCAATCCGCCACGCTCTGTCTGTAGAAGAGCCGACATCGCAACCTGCTCTGCCCTCTTATCCATAGAGAGTGCATTTGAACGATTAAGATTCTGACCGTCTCCAGCCATTCTCTTGTATGCAATCAACGCCTCTGACGCATTACCCATGGCTTCACCTTGCGACAAGAAGGCATAGCTCAGCTCTTGATTGAACTCCGGAATAGGAGTGTTAAAGTTTCTGGCGACATCAGCTTTATCGATAAGAGATAACTGCGTATTCTCGTTGCCAGTGGCCTCTCTTTTCATGTCCAGCGCGCCATCGAGCATCATGTTGTAGCTGGCGTCTTTTACCTCAGACGAGGCTCTTGCAGCTTTTGCCGGGTCAAGCGCATTGTCTTTTAGAAAGCTTTGAACTTGGACCTGTTGCTTGTTTGCTTTTAACTGGTCACGGATAAATCGCGTTTCAAGCTTTGTGTAGCTAAGCGCCGACATGTCATTGCGCGCTTCCTCAAGGTCCGAGACCGACTGAACCTGACCGGTGTCCAGCATTTGCGTCCATCTGGCAACGTTGAGCTGCTCTTGCTGGTTAACAAGCCTATCTTGCTGTCCCTTTAGCTTTAAAACCTGGACTGTCGCCTGGTTCCATTGGTCGAACGTCATGCTTTCGGGTTTGGTTTCGGCCAAGCCTGTTAAAAAGGCCTCTTCTCTGCCCTCAACTCTTGACTGAAGATACTCCCGCGTCACGGTGGCAGACATGAATGTGTCGTTCATCGCCTCGAGCGCATCTGCATGCTGCTTTGGGCTTAGAAGGCCAAGAGCTTTCTTGTCTGCCAATAGCTGTTGAACACTTTGTTGTGATTCTTTGGCGCTATCTAAATCTCCACCCATCGTGGATTCGCGCAGCGTTTTGATACTTTCACTAATCGCATAGTTAAAATCATCGTCTAGTCTTTTGGTGTTGAAAGACTGAACCTTTCCACCTACAGCGCCCTGCGTGCGAATAAAGTCTTGCGTTAACCTCAGCCCGACTTGTGTTTTAATTGCCGGGTCAACGCCTTCCAGCGTTCCCTCAAGAACACCCTGAGCAACCTCGTTGAACTGGGCCATTGTGTTTGAATTAATCGTGCCAGGGGCCGTCATTCTTACAGCCAAGTCAGAGAGTTGTTTGCCAGCATTAAGTGAAGCTAAAGTTCCCTGCGTGTTCAGGTAGGCATCATTGTATGCGCGTGTTGCAGCGCCAATGCCAGGGGCCAGTGTTGATGTTTTGCCAGCAGCCGCATCATCTGCGCCCTGCCTTTTTGCAACCTCAACGCCAGCCTTCACAGCTACAGAGCCAGCAATATCCGCAAGACCTAAAAAGGCCTGTGAGATACCGCCAAACCCCTGATTGGTTGGAAGCTTGACGCTCTTCTCTAGGGCTTGACGCTGTAGCATCTGTAACTTTTCAGTCATGGTTAAGATCCCCCGCCAGCACCAGCGCCACCGCCAGCACCGCCACCGCCACCACTAAAGGCAACCGCATTTGTCGCAGAGCCAATCAAGCTGCTAATTGCAGAGATGTTTTGCCCCAAAGCGCGTGAACGAATGTTAGCTTTGTTTGCATTGGCCGCCACATCAATAAATTTCTTCTGGTTATCAATCGCTTTTTGGTCTTTCAAGTAGTTTGAAACACTGCCCGCTGCGAACTGACGAACAAGAGACCCCCCAGAGCCTGAGCGCAAGGAAGAAAGCGCCAGCTGAGAGGCCAAAGCTTGCCGAAAGTTTTGCGTCTGCGTTAAGGCCTGGTCGGTGGCTTCTAATTTCGCGCGCTCTCTTTCAGCGTTTACTTGTGCTAATTCTGCTTTCTTTTGCTTTTCGTTCATCACAATGCCAGCGCCGGTCGCAACCGCCTGGCTTGCCGCTGCTGCAATAAGAAGTGTACTTACTCCGCCATCTGCCATTATGAAATCTCCAATCTGTAGCCAATACCAATTATAGTCATCGGCTGTGGGAGCGACTGACTAATTTCTATTTGTGTTCGAGGGTTCCACCCGGACATTGGGGACACCTCGTAAAATCCTGTTTGCGCCACAGGTCTTTGGTCTAATATAAAGTTGTTCAAATGTAGCGCTGGCACCTCGAGCCCGTTCACCGTGACATTTAAGGACTCAAAGTAATCAACAAACACGCCTTTGATGTGTTTCGGGTTGTACACGTTCTGCGAGTAGAACTCTCGGCCCACAACAGGCATCGGCACCAGCCTTGGAATGTAGTTTAGGCCAACCTTTACATCACTTGACTCCACCGAAACGGTTATCTCGCCCGATGCATCAACGAAGTGAGGTCCATCAGGGGCGCCATCAACGAGTGCATACACTTGCATGCCCTGAAGATGGTCGAGCCCCGTTACCAACCCGACTGAGCTGGAGGTTGTGGACTCGCTACCATCGGTATAAACGCTAAAATCTACGTTCTCAAGGTACAATCTTGTCGCCGTGTTTGTGAGAATCTGATCTTCTATTGGCGCTGTCACCAGTGTCTCGGCTGTCCGACGAATTCTTATCCAGAACTTTGTCTCTGGAATTCCAATGGTGTCTTCTGGCATAACTGCGCCGCCTGTCAGATAGTCTTCGATGTTTATCGGCGACCATTCTGACGTGTCTGCGTCTAGAGACCATAAAATTGTTCCTGCTGCTGAAAAGCCTGTTGTGCCATCTGTGACAGAAAATGTTGTCCACGCACCATCAGCGTTTAAGTATTCAAATGTCGGGGCAATCGTGGCGCTTGCAACCGTGTTCAAAGTAACCGCCAATCTGTAAAAAGGCTGGTCATGACCGATGAGCAAATATTCGTTCTCAGCGTTGAACAATGTAACGTCTGTTCCTGCGTCAGCCGCTGCCGCTGTGATGTCTGTGAAGCTTTGAAAGTCTCGATTTGCTGTGTAGACATTCGTCAGCGTACCCGCTGTTGTCGTGCCCGTTCCAATGTTCCGCTCAACAATCAAAACGCCGGTGTCGCCATTGGAAAACGTATGTTTTACTCGGCCGCGCGTCGAATTAATTGTCCAGCCCTGAACCTGCTGGCTGACAAGGCTTTGAAAGATTGAAAGCTGCCCATCTGTGTTGGCAACCATCAAGAAAGAGCCATCGTTCGTCTCAGGGCGATAGACAGAGGTGCTCACCGGTACGTTAACAGCTTGTGGCGAGAATAAAGACGCATCAATTACATTGATAGAGCCGCCCGCAATATCATACTGCGCTGCGTTTATTTTCTGCTTATTGCTGTCAACATAGAAAACCTGATTATCCAGTATCTTTGCGCCGAGCTCATCTGCACCAGAGGAGTCTTGCTCATTCAGAAATATCGTTGAGGCAGTGACGGGTCTATCAAGAAACATAGAAGAAGAGTAAATACTTGAAGCACCAAGAACAACCAAAACCCGAGCGCCAACAATATCTTGGACCTCGTCGTTTCCTCCTGAGTTGACAGATAAAGAAAAAGAGTTCGTATCGAACGCTTCAGAATCATCAAAATTGTAAAAATCCCCCGAGTCAGAAAAACTTACAAAGCTCTTAATTGCCAAGGTTCGGCCTAGCACCAACCTGTTTTGGAAAAAATCGCCACGTGATGGCCAGCCTCTGTCAGCGCCCGCAGGCGTTCCGCCGCTGGAGTTGCCCCAAGCCACTTCTTCGAGCAGTGCGCGAGATCCTTTAATCGCCGACGTTGAGTTAAACGATTCGATTGTATCGCCCGTTGCAATTGTTCCCCCAGCATTGACAGACGTGATGCGCATAACGCCACCGCCTCCCACGAATAAACCGCCAACATGGCCAGCTGTAAAAAAGGCGCTACTGCCAGTCAATGTGATGCCGGTGCCTGACGTGGCGCTTGGCGTGAAGGTGTCAGAGCCACCGCGATAAGAGGTGCCATCAATAATGCTAAAGTCGTACGTCGGTCTGTTCGCAAAGGTAATCGCAGTTAGCGCCCATGTTGTGTCATTTGTTCTTGTCAGTTCACGAGGCTGAATGTTTTCATGAAGAACAATAATCCGGCCCTGTGCGTGCAACAAATAGACATCGCTAATCTGAGCTGACGTATATGCCGTCGCTGCTACCGTTGTCTGCAGCGCGCCGTTTAGATAAATATCGAAAGCAGAGGTCGTTGAGTTTGCTCGCATAATAATGACGAACGTTTTTTCAGGTGAGAACTCAAACACAATTCCGTTAATCGTGTCGGCATCTGTAATGGGGGAATTTGCATCTGCGACGTTAATCATCGTGGACACATAAGTTGTGCCAAAGCGACGACTGCTGCCACCTTGTGGCTGAATCAGCATGTTTCTAGCAACGCGAGCGCCTTTGTAGTAACCCTCGAAGTCAGCTCTTGCCAACAGCTTTGGGTCTAACTCGCCTAGAGAAAATACATTCTGCAGTTCACGAATAGGCATTATCGATACCGTCCCCAACCTGAATTGTTGTAGCGAGAGCCTCGCACCTCAAGCCAAGGATTGCTTTGAATCCCAACGCCTGGAGAGTTTTGTCCGTCGATAAACATCGCTGTAGCCCTGGCGCGTTGCGTCTTACCTTCTAATATCTGCGCAAGCTGTGGGTTTTCAGCAACAGAAAGTGCCATGTCGGCAGCGATTCTGTATGTAATAAAGATTTTAAACGCAGCGGACCAGCTTGTGACTGGTGCGTCATACGCATATTCGAGCTTTAGTTCGCCCGCTGATGATGTGTAAATTCTGTTTTCAAATATTTGAAATCGTACGTTTGGGAATAAACGTGATACGCAAAGCAAGTCTGTCGGCAAATCATACGCCGTGCTCCATTCTGCAAAGTCAGGGTCAAAGCCTGCAACTTGAGAGAGCTGAACTTGTTTCTTCGCGAATTTCCAGTTGTTTGAACCGAGCTCACCCGGAACAAGCATGTCATACATTTTCTGTACGCTCAGTGCGAACTGGTCTGAATCTGATATAGACGTGAAGGGCTTTTTACCAAGTATCAGCGCCGCATTTGACTGTATTTCTATTTCCGTCGTTGGACCTGTAGACATGGTGCCTCCTCACTTGTAAAGAAAGAGGGGGCGAACCCCCTCATCCGAGCTATACGCTAGCAACAACTCTGTAGAAAACATTTACTACAAGAGGTGAATCGCCAGCAGCATATTCGCCATCGCCTGTGTTGTGAAGCACAAGAGCCTGGTTAGTAGCAGCAGCATTGGCAACGATTGCATCTAGAACAGCTAAGCCACGAGTAGTCGTGTCAGCAGCTTGGTCGATGAAACCAGTCGCTTCGATTGCTGTAGAAACAGCAACGCCAGCACCATTGGTGTATTTAACAGCCATGTTGTCAGCAGTTTCTGTGTACTGAGTTGTGTTGTAATCTAACTGAAGAGCAACGCTTTCTAAAAGAAGCATTCTTCCAGCACCAGGAGCGGCAACCAATGTTTTTGGAGCAGCGCGCAATGCCAAAAGTTCAGCAGAAGTTACAGTCACAGCAGCAGAGACAGAGCCAACAGACTCGCCCAATGTTACTGTTGTTGAAGACGCAGCAAGAACTTTAAAAGTCCCTGTTCCATCAGATGCAGCAACATAAATTTGGTCGTCAACGCTCAAAGAGCCAAAGACAGCCAAGAAGTAATCAGCAGCAGTAATGGTTGCAAGAGTGTCTGTTGTTGAGCCGTAAGACCACAAGCGTGGGCCAGCAGCAGCACCAGAAGACACGTTATTAAAACTATTTATTGCAAAAGTCATGATGATGCTCCTTAAGCTGTTTCGTCGATGTCGATTTTAATGATACCAGTAGCGTCGATAGCAACCGCGTTAGCTTTGAACAAGCTAGAAACAAGGTAACTGAGTTTTTCAGGTACATAGTTAATTTCAGTGCGGAAGTCGATACCGATACCCATACCAACAGACATTTTGTCCCACATGTAGCAAGAACGAATGTTGCCGACTTTAGTTAAGCCGCCTTCAGTCATGTTGCCAAGAACGCGCCAGTTAACACCAGCAAGTTTCAAGCCAGACAAGCCGCCATTTTCGATAACGCGAGAGTTAACAAAATCAGATGATGTAAGTTTTTCTTCATCAAGTAATTTCTTTTCAGCTTCAGCAGAAATCAAAGCGTAGATTCCGTTGTCGCCAGCGTTGTTTTGGTGAAGCTGAGAGATAGCGTCACGAACTTTAGCGTAAGTGAAGTTAGTACCACCATCTACAATTGTGTTCACTGTGCCAGAAGCATCAAGCGCGTCGATTGTCATCTGATCCATACGACGACCGATAGACATAGCAGAAGTTCTAACTAGTTCCATTTTCTCGTCAAAGTTAACTTCTTGTTGAGCAAAGATATCTGAGTAATCAGACGCATGCCAATCTTGAAGATTTACAGTGATAGGTGTGTAGGTAACATTCATTGGAACAACATCAGCCTGGATAGCTTTTTGTTGAGCTAAGCCTTCGCCAGACTTAGGAAATTGAACAGTTTCGCCGACAACGTTATTACGAATACGGATAGCGTCGCGTGTTTTAAAGCCACGTGATTGAAATTCTGCGTGTACATCACTCGCAAAATCGGTAATGGCTACATTGGGTAAATTCACAGACATGTGATATCTCCTAACAAATACAAAAAAATATGTTTATTTTTTGCTTCTTTGTTTTGGGTATCCTGTCGCGTTTCTTGGTGGGGTCCGGTAGGAGTATCCCGAAGTGCGCAGGGCCAAATCATTAGCAATTAATGACAAGAGTACCCGCGCAAACGGATCTTGAATCTACATCTATTCTAGCATCTATAGCTCAGAATTCAACGTTACTTTTTACGCTGTTCCTCTCTTTTCATCGCGTTTTGAAGCCTGTTCTGCACTGATGTTCGATAGTTCACATCTTCCTGGTATTTGCCCCAGTTCTGCGTCTTCTCATTAATGACAGTTTTTGATGTTTCATATTCAGGCTGCTGCGCACCATAGCCCTCGGAGCTTGGAACGTTCGACTTCGGCTGAAACGCCATGATTGCATTCAGCGCATTGATGTCTTCAGCGGTTGCCATCCACGACTTAATTGTCTGTGAGACCTCAGGGTTAAACGTGTTATCAATCCAGTTACTTGCTTGAGAGACGACTTGCTTAGCGTTGGGCCCAAGCTTTTTAAGCTCTTCAGCTGTCTGCTCTTTATTCATTGCTGTTTGAATCTGTGCAAACTCATTCGCAACACGCTCAAAACCAGCCTGACTTAAGTTCAACTCTTTAAATGTCTCACTAAAATGCTGAAGAAGCGGGTCATCTTTGGCTACACCCTCCATGCTCTCAAAGTCGTACCCATCTTTCGGGGCACCTTTGATTTCACCTAAGCGCTTCTCAAGCTCAGTGTATGCCTTGGCTTGCTCAGAGACTGACTTGTATCGCCCTTGCAGCCATTCCGGCTTATCTCCCTGGCCGTTGACGCCCTCCGCCCACTGCCACTCACTGGGTTGGCCTTCTGGCTGTGCTTGGCTTGGCTCGCCCTCAGCAACAGGCTGAACAGAATCAAATAAACCATTGCCTTCAGGGACATCTGGCGTAGCCTCTTGTACTTCTGGTGCTGCCTGCACCTCTTCTGAGTTCATCATACTTCACCACCAGCATTGTTCTGCTTCATCTTCGCCTCATGCGCTTCTAGTGTCGTATATATATTCCGGATGAACGAGTTTGCACCCTCTCTGAAGAAGGCCGAGTTAGCATCCTTTGATGGATCAGCAACAGGCAAGCGAAACACAAAAGATTCGCGAACAAGATCCAACCACTTTTCTCCAGGTGTTCCCTTTTTGAATACATCGTACGTCAACCCTCTGAAGTACTCTTCCTTCTGCATCATTTTCGCGTGCTGCTGCGCCTGAAACGCCTTTCTTTCATCTTCGGTCATAAAGTCTTCCTTCCTTACCTAAAAAACATCTGTTGCGCCTGGCTCTTGAGGGCCTGGTTGCTGTTGCTCTGCCGCACCTTCTGCCATTTGCAGTGCTTGCTGTATTAGGGCCTCAACCTGGTCTGAGTCTTTAATCAAATCAAGCTGTGTGTTCAGCTTCGAGCCAATCCATCTTGGAAGCTTCGGAGCGTCAAGCAAGTTAATCGCAATCCCAGGCGTGAACATGCCCGCCAGGATTTGATAAAACTCAACAAATGTTTGAACGTCGGTTGTGTCCTTAGAAACAGAGAGTGGTGTTGAGTATGAAATCGCAACCTCTCTACCATCAATAGTCACTGGAGCCATCAATCCCTTCTTCTTGAGGATGTAGATGACACGCTTAACAAGTGGGTCAAACAATTCACGTTGAACACGCGAGAACGCAGCGCCAGCATTTTCTCTGAGCTCATTTTGCGTCACAGCAACTTCCGTTGCGGTTCTGACGGGGCCGTTCTGCAGTGGATTAAGCGGCTGGGCCATCATGATTTCATTAATCTGGGCTCTCAGGTCGTTTACAACCAACGCGCTGAACGAAATATCACCCCCACCTGGAAGTGGCGCAATAGGCCAAGTCTCTGTCCCGCCCGGGTTTACAGAGATAATCGCATTCGGCTCAACCTTAAAGTTATAAGGGTTGATAATGCTATCTGTGTAAGCCATATACGGAGGATTCGCAGCCAATGCAGCGGATTTTAACTCGTCTTCAATTGCTTTATTGATTGTCGCAGCCGTTGGCACAGCATCAAGCGCAGGTCCACGTCCACGGTCTTCGCCTGGGTAGCGAGACCATCTAAATCCAATCCACGGCCAAGAAGTCATTTCTTCTTCAAGCATGATTGTTC